CGCCACCCACTCATTCTACTTGGAGTATTATGTCATGACATCACCCGCAATCAACGTGGCCGATTCCTTAGTTGGTCTCGCTCATCGTTGGAACACTATTGCTGGCGTCACTTCGGAAGTGGCGACAGCAATGCGTGTGTGGGGGACAAAACGACATTTTCGGCCTGAGAGTAAAACCTCTCTTCCGACAGCCTCAGGGTTTCGTTACCCGACGGGCTGGCAACACTCCAAGCAGGATGGTCTTCCAGCGCCTAGTAGTTACTTTGAGTTTCTTGGGATTGATTCCAAAAACTATCAAAGTTTCGACTCCTATGCACTCGACGGCACTGTGAGTAGCTTGCCTTCTTTTCCAAGTTACTTGGAAAATAGGGCGGTGAATCAGGCTCTCGGTAAAATAGGAAACAAAGGTAAGGACCGTGTTAATTTATCGGTCGCCTTTGCAGAACGGCAAGAAACTGCTGATCTGTTTGCTGGCAATATTAAAAAGATTGCCAAGCAAGTTGGGCGTTTTCGCGGAGGTCCAGCGGGTAAATCCCTCTGGGGCAACGTGATTAAGCGGGGCTCGCTATCTGAGGGCTATAAAGTCCCTCAGGCATGGTTAGAGCTTCAATATGGTTGGAAGCCACTTCTTACTGATATTTTTGGTGCCTTAACGGCGCTTAATCAGTTGGAAAGTTCACAAGATGCTTATCGCATTGGCGTGAATGGCAAGGCCAGCGAATCTGTCAGTTCTACTTGGCAGAAACGCGGGACTAACGGCTCTAACATATTTGGTTATCAAGTCGATCGGACCATTAAACAGTCCTGTAATGTTCGTCTTGATTGCCAGATGGTTACTCCTCTTCTAGCTACATTAGCACAGCTGGGCATTACTAACCCAGCTCTGCTCGTTTGGGAGAAGATACCCTACTCTTTTGTTATTGATTGGGCTTTGCCCGTTGGTGACTATCTGAGTCTCCTTGATGCCACCTTTGGGTGGCGTTTCCTTTCAGGGAGTATTGGGCGTATCAGTAGGTTGCGAGAGTATTCCCCACGACCGACCCAGTTGTCAAAAGTGACTAATCCGGCTATCACCTATTATGGTGTGTCCGGAGGGCCGTTTTTTAATGAGTCATTTTCCATGACCCGTGAGGTATACAGTTCCTTTCCCTCGCCGCGGATTCCGAGTTTCAAGAACCCGCTTAGTCTCGACCACGTAGCTAACGCTTTGTCGTTGCTTGTGGCCGCTTTCCGTTAACCGTCCTTATATTAGGTGGTATTTATGTCCGCACAGGGCAATGTTACACTCAATGCGATCGTCTATGCTCCCGCCGGTGTTACCGGCGGGGTGGCTTCGTGGATGGACCGGTCTTCTGGTCTTCCCAATGGTTTCTCTCTCCTTACGGAGCGTTTCACCATTCCATCTGCAGGCGGTCCCGTCTTCAAGACGGAGTTCAAGCTGACCATTCCTGTGATTGCGGCGACGGATACGTCGTGCGTCTGTGCTGGTGATCTCTTGCGGTCTTCGACCGTGATTATCACCGTGCTCGAGGCGTCGACGTCGACTGCTGCGGAACGATTGGATGTTTTCAATCGTATCCGGGATCTTGTTGCCAGTGTTCCGTTTTCGGACGCTGTCAAGAACCTGGACCCTGCACGCTCGTAAGAGCGTCTTCTTAACCTACTTGAGGTGTAGAAATGTCTACCAAGCTCGATTCAACTCTCATTCCGCGTGATGCGGCTGGTCGTTTTACTAAGCGTAAGGTGGACTTGCAGGTGCTGCGAGAAGAAGCCACTTCGTCAAGTCGGTGGGAGGTGTTGAGTAGTTTTTGGGATAATATCCCATACAACTTTTGTCTTTTTACTGACAAGGTTGTAATCGAACTGCTCTGCAACCCCACCAACCCGTTCAATCGGCACATGCTCCAGATAGCTCGCGCTTCTGGAGTAGATGTCGATCGTATACGGGACGAGTTGCATGGCTAAGAAATCTTCCCGTAACCGCTCGTTCCCATTTGGATACTCCAATGAGAAATCAGTCGCAGTCCCCCGTAAGGGGGTTGTACCGTCGATTCGCAAGTGTCGCGTCTGCGCTCGCATCCGAGGTCTATTCAGGCCTAGGTAGTGAGTTGTCTCTGCGCGCTAGAGCTCACCTTGAAAGAGGTGAGTTCTTTGACCTTGTTTCGTTGCAAGTGGATCCTTCCAACTACAACGACGCTGGGTCTTTCCGTGATGATTACCTCGCTTGTGAGTTGATGTCGAAGTTCCCTTCGTGGGACCTTGGCATCGACCCTAAGCAGGTTGCCCTACGGAAGTTCGCAGAAGCAGAGCACAGCTGTTCCCAGACGAATTTACGTCTGGCACTTCCCCTCGTGTCGAGTTGTTATTCACTCGTCACGCCCGAGTCGCTCATTTGGAGTGCTCGAGTAAAAATAGAGAAGTTGCTTGGTCCCTTTTCTTGGGACGCAGCTGAACAGTTCTTTGGATTTGGCCCTGGCAGCACAACATCGCTGCTGAAGTCCCAAGGAGATGCGTACTTCAAATTTGGGGCTAAGCCCCACTCGACGAAGGAAAATGCGGTTCTCGGATACTGCGCTATTAAACGCATACCTAGATGGTTTGACCATCTGGCCGGTTTGTCCGGCGAGACTCCGGAATCACTGGACGCTTTGCCACTGCTGGATGCAGTGGAAAGGGTTATATCAGTGGTTCCTGGCAACCGCATCATCACTGTGCCGAAGAATGCAAAGACCGACCGAACAATTGCCAAGGAACCTGATCTGAATATGTTTATTCAGAAAGGTATCGGTGAATTGTTACGGCGGGCCCTTAAAAGAGTGGGGGTTGATCTGGATGATCAATCCCGCAATCAGAGACTGTCGCTTGAAGGATCCATAACTGGGTCACTTGCGACAGTTGATCTGTCTGCTGCCTCCGATACGGTCTCATTGAGACTCGTTGAGGAGCTCCTCCCTCCCGATTGGGTTCTGGCTATTAAGCTATGCCGGAGTCCACGGGGCATTCTGCCTTCTGGTGAGCAGGTTACTTACCAGAAAGTCTCGTCTATGGGGAATGGCTTCACCTTCGAACTAGAGGCCCTAATCTTTTGGGCCTTGGTTCGGAGTGTTGTCGATACCCTTAAGCCGAGCGACCGTCGTGTTGCTGTCTATGGAGATGACCTTATTTTCTCCTGTGACATCTATGGAACGGTGGTGTGGCTCCTTGACTTTTGCGGTTTTACCGTGAATGCCAAGAAGAGCTTTGCTACTGGTCCTTTCAGGGAGTCGTGCGGAAAGCACTACTTTGCTGGACATGACGTTACGCCCTACTATGTCCGTAAGGACATTACATCACCCGACAGGCTTTTCTGGTTTGCTAACCAGACGCGGCTGTGGGCTTCAAGGTGTTTGCCTTGGGGCCTGGACAGTTGCGTTAAGCCTGCATACGATCGTTGCGTCGGTTTGTTACCGTCGTACCTTCGTCAACCCACGATACCATGGACACTCGGCGATATTGCCCTTTGGGGCGATTTCGACGAATGCCGGCCTAAACGGCTTTCACATGGACACGAGGGCTATGAGGCCAGAGGGTTTATCCCTAAGGGAAACTCCTTTGACCCGGATGATGTTCCGTACTTGTTGCGGCAGCTATCCAAGCTTCCGTACCACTGCTCTACAGCAGACGTTCTTGAGGCTCTTCGAAAAGGCCTTCCGAGTGACAGCGTTAGTCACCTGAACGTATCGGATAAGGCACTTGGCGGATCCGGTGTTCCAAGCCGGAGTTTGAAACCAAGTTGGAGGATTGTAAGACCTCCAGTAGCACGGTGGGACTCGTTAGGCCCTTGGGTCTAGCGAGCTCTTCTTTTCCCCGAATATCCTGGGGATGGAACCCTTCCTGAATTGGAAGGGGGGAGGAGTTTTCTCCTCGGAAAGAGACGAGCT